ATGCACACCTCTGCCAGGCCCAGATCCGTGCGCGCCTCAGCCAGCCGGCGCTGCTGCCGCTGCAGCTCCGGGGTGACCAGCGCGATGACCGCATCCCGCAGCTTGTGGCGGCGCAGCGCGGCGCCGTCCGGCCACCAGCACGCCTCCAGCAGCTCCCGGCCCAGCCCGGCCGGCACCATGCCCAGCGCCGCGGCAATGTCCTGGTTCGTCAGGTCAGGCTTCCCGCCGCCCCGGCCGATATCGAACTTCACCGTGGTCGGCCCCAGCCGAGCCATCGCCTCACGTGGATTCATGCCCCTTCCCCTGTCGTTGAGTGGCCGGCCGCTGCCGGCCCGCCCGTAATCCGCACCACCACCTGGCCACCCGGACGGCGCTCGTCCTTCACCAACAGGTGCCCGTAGAACAACCCGTCATCGATCCCCAGGAGCTGGGCAATTCCGTCCCGGTACGGCTTGCAGCGGCCGACCATGTTGTCGTCGTCGGGCAGCTTCTTGCCCGGCGCCTGGTAGCAGTCGATCCACAGGTGCAGCCGCCCCGGCGGAAGCACCATGCCGCGCCAGCCAGCCTCGTTCGCCAGCACCGCCGCCGTCTGCCGGGCCAGCGTAGTGGCCCTCGCCTTTACCCGGAAGTGCACGCGCGCGTTTGGCGACAGATCCCTGCTCGGCCAGGGCAGAATCAGCTCGCTATGGGCAGCCAAGACCTCAGTCATTCCACCACCTCTCTTCTGCCTGAGCTTCCAGCTCAAGGGTCACAGCACGCAGATTGCTCAGCTGAGTTTCGGAGCTCTCGACCACACCTGTATTACCGAGGCGGTCTCGATAGTTACCGTGCATCATCCAGTCCCCTCGCATACAATCGCGCGATAAATCACAGGGAGAGTGCAATGGCAGATCCGGTCACCTACTGCAGCTGGGCCGTCGAGTCCTTGTGCATGACACAGAGCGAGTGGGCAACGTGGTCTCAAGCGATTCTGACAGTGGTAACTTTCGGGGTCGCACTTTGGCGCCAAGAAGCGGCAAGAGCTGAGAGTGAGGTTCACCGAAAGAGTGACACGCTGGAACGCAAGCTTGAGCGGGATGCGGCGGCGCATCAGCGCGCCTTGGCATTTGCGGTAAACGTCCGCGGGGAGTTGGACGAACTCCATTCCATCGCAACCATCGTTCAGACGTATGAAATGAAATCGCCGGGCAAGACGTTCAAAGAGGCTTCGAGCTTCTTGGACGTTCGAAAAAGAGCTATGGAAGCAGCAGAGCTGCTGGGCGCTTCGACGAAGGTTTTGCGAGCTGTGAACGCAGCTAACATATTTTACGCCGAGTTTCGGATGTACTCTCACAAGGCTGCATACGATCAAGCGGACATAGAATTTCTTCGCAAGAGCGGCACAGAGATTGAGCCTATTGCCAAGCGAGCAATTGATGCTATCGACGTATTCTTGGCGGAAGTTATCGCTGCAGAGTAACCAATTGATGCAGTTCCTTCTCGCACGACTGGAACTCATATTTTGCCTAGATATGCAGATTCGCATGGTGCTTGGCGCGGCGCGAGCTGCGGTGCCTCGTCGTGCGCGCCAAGTCAGCGCCTCAGCAGTTGGGAGTGAGAGCAACATTGGCGTCTCTGAGACGGCGATGATCGTACGGGTAGCGTTGGGCAAAACCCTACTTTCGGCGAGGTAGGCGATCAGGACGCAACGTAGCAAATGGCAAATGTTCATTCTGCCTGCCCCCAGCTGGCCGTCAGGCGCTGCACCTTGCCGCCGCGGTCCTCGAACTGCTCCACGGTCTCGGCTGGGCCAGTCCAGGTCACGACCTTCTTCCGCTTCGGCCTGACCACCGTGTTCTTGTCCATCCTGCGCTCGCGCGGCGGCTGGGCCCGCTTGGATGGCAGTGCCTGCCCCATGGTGTTTTTCATGCTGGTGCCCTCAGCTCGTTGATGTAGGTCTGGTTGGCGATCAGCTCGTCGTCGGAGCCGTACGTCTCGTGGAAGGTCCGCGAGCCGTCCAGCAGGCTCGGGCCGTAGATCTGGCGCATCGTCGCGAAGGTGTTCCCCTCCATCGGGTAGCGCATGTGGTGCCATTTGCAGAGCGCGTAGCCGAACGCGTGGCCGCGCCGCACGTTCCCGCTCTTGGCGTGGTTGTAGTCGCAGCCGTACACCACCAGCTCCGCCTCCAGCAGCCGCTGCTCCAGCAGCGCCAGGCAGGCCATGCACGGGCCGGTCTTGGCCAGCTCGATCCGGGCGGCCTCTTCCTTCGTCGGGGGCGGTGCCTTCGACCACATCAGCGCGCGGCCTCGTCGGCCAGACGCCATCCGTGCTGCCAGGCCTCGGCCTTCTCGCTCAGCGGGCCGGCGCGTCGGTTGGCGCCGTCCTCCGTTTCGCATTCGATCCAGACCAGGTGCGGGTTGTCGCTCAGGCGCTGGCCGTTCAGCCGCGCCGAGTAGCCGGCGTTGATCTCCTTGGCGTACCGGCTGCGCGTGTTGTAGTTGGTGAAGTCCATCAGCACCTATTCCTCGTCGTCTCGCGGCGTGCCGCGCTCAGTTCCTGGTCCCGCTTGTCCCATCCGGTCTGCCAGCGCCGCCGGCGATGCAGCCCGTCCATGCCCATCTCGTAGCGCGGTGCCGATTCCCGGGCCCGGCACGCATCGCGAGCCCAGCGGCCGGCCTGCTCGGCCTGCGCCAGCTCCGCGTCAGTCGCCATCGGCGTCGATCCAGTTGCGGATGAACCAGCGGACGTTGCACGGCAGCCAGCCCACTGCCAGGGAGATCTCCGCCACGCCGCAGCGCTCGGCGTGCAGCAGCCGCACCGTGTCGTGCTTGCTCACGTGCCCTCCCCGAACCCTAGGTCTGCTGCAGCGCGCGCCATGGCCGCGCGGGCGGACTCGCGATCGCGCACCGGGTGCACCCCGTGCTTCTCCTGCTCGACCGCCAGCAGCTGCTGCGGCAGGGGCTTCCCGTCCACGACGTGCTGCACAGCTCGCGTGTAGGCCTCCTCCAACATCCGGCGCTGCTGAAACCCGTTCTCCGCCGCGGCGTATACGTGCAGGTCCAGCAGCGAGCGCACCAGCACCGTGAACCCGCTCTGCGGCCGGCCCGGCGCCATCTCCCGCTCCACCGCTGCGATGACCGGAACGTCCAGGCACATCTGCAGGAAACGGCCCGGGTTCGGCGGCCACTCGCGGCCCTCGGTCAGGCAGCACTGCATACCCTTCGCGTGCTGGGCCACCGTGCGGCCCTTCAGCACCTGGAACCAGGTCGTGCCGGCGATGGTCAGGCTGCCGTCCTTCTTCACCGGGGCGGCGCCGTTCTCGCGCTCCCACTTCCCCGGGAACATGGCCGTCATCTGCTTCCAGAACTCCCACAGGTAGGCCGTGGCCTGGTCGCTCACCGGCTCAGCCGACGACGGCAAACTCTGCGTCGACGAACTCGGCTGGGTCGAAGCCAGCGCCGCCACCGTGGCCACCGCCGCCGCGTTGGGCTTCGTGCTGGCTCTGGAGCTGCTCGATTCGGTCGGCAGAACTGTGCTGAGGGTTTGCATGGGCGGCTCCGGCGGATTGCTGGGCAACAGGGATGACGGGCAGCGACAGGCCTGCGGCCATGGTCTGCATCAGGGATTCGTTCGGGTCGTGGCCGGCGGCCATCAGGTCGGCCAGCTGCTGGCGGACCTGCAGCCAGCCCTGGACGGACAGCGGCCGGCGGATCGCGGCGCGGTGCCGGACGAACCGGGCCAGCGTCTGCCGATCGATGCCCGTGGGCACCACACCGAAACCGGCCAGCTCGCGGTCGACCTGGTCGGCGGTCAGCGCAGCCGGATCCGCCTCGCGCTCACACTCGCGGTGTGAGGGTTGCTCTTGGTTGCTTTTGGTTGCTCTTGGTTCGGGTGCAATAGCTGTTGCACCCTTTTCGACGCCGTTTTGCACCCTTTCCTGCGTCGTTTTGCACCCTTCGGAGGCCTTTTTTGCACCCTTTGCAAAGGGTGCAATTTCTGCACCCTTCATCCATTCGGGGTTGATCCGGTACTGCCGGGTACGGCCACCTTCACCAAACCCGCTGCGGCGGCCACCGATGCCGGCGTTGACCAGCAGCAGCCACCCGCTCTGCTCCATGCGACGCAGCTGGTACTGCACCGAACGCTCGGACTGCCGGGTCTTCTCTGCCAGCCGCGCGATGGACGGGAAGATGTGCGTGCCATCGTCGTGCGCGTGATCGGCCAGGGCCAGCGCCAGCAGCATCTCGCCGCCGCCGCTCGGGTAGCGGTCGAACACCATGCCTGTAACTCGTGCGCTCATCGTCAGACCGCCAGCTGCAGGTTCTCGCCTGGGGCAACAGGCCACCAGGTGCACGCCGTGCGGCCGCTGACCGCGCACGGCTTGTTCGGGCCGCGGTACACCCGGCCCTCCTTCATCAGCTCAGGCAGTCGGCGGGCCAGCATGTAGCGGTCCAGGCCAGTGGCCTGCGAGAGCTCGTTGCTGGTCATGCCGGCGTTCTGGGTGACCGCGCGGGCGGCCTGGTCATGCTGCGCGGCCTGCAGGCCGCTGCTGACCACGTGCGCAGCAGCGGCGTGGCTGGTGCCGATATCGGCAGTGCGGGCCAACGCGCTCATGCACCACCCCGCTCAGCGGCAGCCTCAGCGTGCTGACTGACCTGCACCAGACGCGCCATCACCTCGGCGCATGCGCGTGCGATCGCGTCTGCTTCGTTCGGCGAGATCCGGCCGTCGTCCATTGCTGACGACACCAGCTCGGCCAGATCGCCCTTGGCTGCCGCTGCCAGCAGCAGTGAGCTGATCAGCGAGCCAGATTGAGGCACCTCGGTGCGCTGTGCGACGAACCCGTGTTCCGCGCACAAGGCGTGCAGGATGCGGTAGTCGCCAGTCCTAGCCATCAGCATGTCAGCGTCCTGCAGGCTCAGCAGGTTGCGGTCGCTGTTCGGGTTGACCTTGCCGCGCAGAACTGCGGCCGACATGCCCAGCCTGGGCGCCAAAGCCTCACTGCCACCGGGGTGCTGGTGGACCGTGTCATAAGCGGCATCGGTGACATTCATGGGATATGGACTCGAATGGATACGTGGGCATTACTGCGGCGCAACATGTGCGCCATGGACAACAAATCAGGGACGACTGGCGCCGCCCTCCTTGCGCTACGCTGGATGTGCCAACAACCAAGCCCGCAAGGAGGGCGACATGGAACAGGACGAGAAACTGCCGACACAGGAAGCCATCGAGTACGCGCAGCAGCGGCTGCAGTTGGCTGCACTTCGCGCGCTCATCGAGTCTCATCCGAACCCGGAATCATTCCGGGAGTCGTGGGCGCACATGCTGTCGATGCTGTATCGCGAAAACGCGACTCAGATGGCTGGTCACGAGGACTATCTGGAAGACACGAACGCGGCGTTCCGGAAGCTTCAACCGATTTGGGAGAGTTACTTTCCGGACGGGCCTGCTGCGCGCTCGAAACCAGAGCGTCCCTGAAAAAGATTGAGCGCAGCCAGCCGGCCGGGTTCTTCAGCCGGGGCCAGCGAGTCGTTTCCTGCAGCTCAGCCATCCCCAATGGCATGGAGAACTTCCTGGCGTGGGCGGCCGACACATACCGCTCCCAGCAACCGCGCTCCGCTGCGCTGATGCGGATTCCATTGGCCAGGCCGACCACAAAAATCTCCCACTGTTGGAAGGCGCGCTGGCGACGATGGATCGCCAGCCGCTGTTTCAGCGCGCGCATATCAGGCAGCCTCCACGGGGATGATTCGGTCTTCGTCCGGGTCCGCCGGCGCGCTCGGCGCCTGGCTCTCTTCCTGGACGCCCAACAGCCGGCCGATGCTCGGGTGCGCCGGCAGCGCACCCTCCTCCGCCCAGCCCTCAACCTGCTCCACTGGCAGCTGCAGCACCTTGGCAAGCTGCTTGTCGTTCGACACCCCCAGCCGTGCGCGCAGCGCGCGCTTGCTCATGCGGCTGTCCACCTCGCCCCGGATATGCTCAACCACCGTCGGCTGCGGCTGCTCGTCGCCCGGCCAGATGTCCGGGCGCAAATCGGTCAACGACACCGAGCCGGCGCTTTCCAGCGACAGGCGCCGAACCAGGGCGCCGTCGAACCGCTGACCTTTGCTCAGCGCCTTCCGCAGGTAACCGATGGTGGTTCCAGCGCGCGAGGCGAACTCAGCCTGGTCGGCGGGGATCAGGGTGGACAGGTATGAGCGAAGGGTCTCCATACACAGAAAATTACCATACGGTAATTGGTTGTCAATACCGTTTGGTAAATTACCTTTCGGTAACTGAAAATTTGCCCATGAAGACAGATACCGCCGCAGTAGCTCTGCGCAGGAAGCGCCTGAAGCAGTGGATCGACGAGCGCCACGAGGGCGTACAGGCGGCGTTTGTCCAGGCGGCCGGCATCAACCAAGGCGAACTCTCCGGACTGCTTAAGAACAAGTCCTTCGGAGAGAAGCGGGCGGCAAGCCTAGAGGCTGCCGCTGGCATGCCGGCCGGATACCTCAGCGAGGAAGCGAGCGTGACAGCGGTCACGCCAATCTCTGGCCCTGAGACCCCGTCCGGCTACGTTCGCTTCGACTTGTTCGAAGGGGGCGCTGGAATGGGTGCAGGGATGGTCAACCAGGACTACCCGGAGGTCATCAAGACGATTGAGGTTGCGGAGTGGGAAGTTCGCAGGAAGCTGGGATATCTACCCCGCCCTGGTCGAATCCAGATCATCACCGGGCGCGGCCCCTCAATGCGGCCGAAGCTAGAAGATGGGGACATTGTCTGGATCGACACAAGCTGCGACTACTTCGACGGAGACGACTACTACTTGATCAACGTGGGCGGAGAGACGCAGATCAAGATGCTCCAGAAGCGTGGTGATGGAGTCTATGTCGTCAGCGTCAACACTGACTTCCCTGCTTACAAGCCAGACACTGGTGACCTTGTCGTTCTAGGCAAGGCCCTAATACACGCTGGGCTCCGCAAGTTCTAGCCAAAAAAGCCCCGCATCAGCGGGGCTTTTCGTTAGAACCACTTCTTGCCGACTGGCACTGAAGCGCCATCACTGGAGTTAGCCGGCACTTGGACCGAAGGAACTTGTCCGTTGCCTTGGCCGGTGCACTGGTATTCCTTGGTGACCAGGAAGCGATCGCAACCGCCGAAACCACCGCCCATATTGCACTGCGAGGTAGTGCCTCCGAAGGCTTCTGCTCCTGTGTATCCCCAAGTGGCACAGCGCTTGGTCGCAAGAGAAAGCGCCTGCGATTCATCGAGTACGGGCTTCTCGAACGCGCCGTGCTCGAAGGACAATCGGACTACACCGTCGGCGCGACTTCCACCGGTAGCAGACCACTCCTTATGCGTAGCGCAGCCAGTGAGCGTAAGCGCGAGCAATGCGCCCGCAAAAATCTTGTTCATACCTGTCCCCTGTTTGTCTTGAGTCGCCTCGCGGACTATTGCGCTCGCGCGGCTGGGCAATTGTCGCAGCCCCTTCACTTCCTCGTCATCATGGGAGATACGCGAAAAATTAACGAATCCACCTTCGTTCACGATACCGCTAAGAAATTTACCTTTTGGTATTGACTGTTGATTACCGTTTGGTAATTCTATCTCCAAGCCGCCCATCAAGCCCCATCCCGGGGCTCGGCGGCAGGAGACCCCAGCATGGCCCCGATCACCCTGGAACACGCAGCACTCGCCATTGCCGGCGTCGGTGTGGCGCTCAACGTGTACGTAGCGTTCCGGATCAGCCAGCTGCGCACCCGGATCCGGGTCATTCCTCTGAAACCGGGCGAGGCCCTGCAGGCCTCAGCTCTTCTTCCGCTTGATCTTCGCGAAGACCTGAGTTTCGCAGGCGGTGGTGGCGCTGCACCAAGTGAATCGCCCGCTGTCGATGTTCGCGAGGATGTCGGGATGGGCAGCAACGCTGATCACCGTCCTGGGTTCAAGTCGGTGCGGAAGATCGGCGCGCTGCAGGAAATCTGTAATCACTGCGGCGCGCGTCTTGGAACGCCGACCGGAGTGGAAGGCAACTTCGTTGATGGTGACCGGCAGGTAGCCGGTATTGATCACCTCGACCGCTCCCGTCCATACGTCAGTGCCGGGTACGTAGATCATCACGGATCTCACTTTCAGCCGAACGGTGTCCTTTCGGATCAGCCACACGGCGTTGAACACGCCGAGCGTAGCGCCCAGCACCGCAATCCCTAGCGTCAGCCAATTCGTCCATTCCATGGCCGAAGCATAGCTGCGGCCGCCCCAAACGCGAATACCTCCCGGAGATCCCCATGCAGCGCCGCAAACGGCCCCTGTGGCACCTGATCATCGCTATCTACGCCATCGGTGCCCTCGCCGTTGGCGCGGGCATCGGCTTCGGCCAGCGCCTGATCGGGCAGGAGTGCTGACCCATGGCCAGCCTCACCCTTGGCTGCCGCCAAGCAGCCCTCTCCGTCACCGCCGACCACGTCAGTGACCGCGTCATCGTCTACATGGGCGGCGCCTACCTGCACCTGACCCAGCAGGAAGCCGACCAGCTGGCGCTGCAGCTGCAGCGCGCCGCTCAGGCCGTGCGCATCGGCAGCACCACGGCAGAGCAGTACACCGCAGCCCTGAGCGCGAGGGACGCAGCATGATCGTCTCCGCCACCTACCCGGTCGCCCAGCGCGCCGCCGGCGCGGCCAAGTTGGCCGCCATGGCCGCCAATTCGATGGGCTTCTCGCCCAGCTTGGTCAGCGCCGCCGCAGACGTTGCAGCGCGCGCGGTCCTCGACCGGCGCGCCAGCGCCGGCCGCGCCATCGCCGACGTGCGAAAGAGCCTGCGCCGCATGCTGCGCGACCAAGGCGGTGCAGCGTGACCGACCAGGACTTCTTCGCGCAGATGCAGATCGGCATCCCGCACATCCCCTCGCCCGCCGGACCGGCACCGATCTTGATCGGCGTCGACCTGGCCAGCGGTCCCGACATGCACGTTGAAGTCGGCCGCGCCGCCGGCGGCACGTTCTACGAAATCACCTAGGAGCAGAAGCCGTGAGCAACCTGAAAGCCTTCTACGTCGACGACATGCCGACCATCTATGCCGCCGCGACCATCGAGGATGCCGCCCGCTTGTACGAGCACGAGCTGGGCGAGCCCTGCGAGGACGGCTACCCGCGCGAAGTCAGCGAAGCCGAACTGGACAAGCCGACGCCGGACTACGACCACAACGAGCAGCCGACCGGCGAAATGACCAGCATGCGCGCCTGGTTGGAAGAAGCCAGCCCCGGCTTCCTGTGCGGGACCGAGTGATGCACCACCTGGCCCTGCCCTTCTACTGCGCCGTGATCGTCGGCGCTCTGATGGCGCTGCTCGCGCGCGCGATCTACACCGGCGCCGCCTCCTTCGTCCTGATCGCCCTGGCCGGCATCGCCTACTTCGGCTGGCACGGCTGGAACGACGCCCGCCGCGGCTGGCCCGCCTTCCGCACCGAAATGCAGCGCCGCACCGACGAGCGCCGCCGCCGGGCCATGCCCGTCGACGACACGCACTGAGCAACCGCCCGCCCGGGCAACCGGGCTCCGCCGCCGGCCGGACTTCCACTCGCCGGCAACCCATCCCAGGGAACCGCATGCGCAACCAGCTCGACATTTTCAAGGACGACCCGGTCCGCATGGCCAGGGCCAACCGCGAAGCCGCCGATGCCGCGCTGCACGACAGACAGTTCACCGAAAGCGAGCGCCAGGAGCGCGCCGCCTACTACACCCGCGAGGCAGAGCGCTGGGAATTCAGCGCCGCCCTCGGCGGCCAGCAGATCCACGGCGCAAAGGAGCCGCGAGCATGAGCAACGACACGAACAAGCATGGCGCCCACGTTTCGCGGGCCACGCCTCCCGACCGGTGGTCGCATCGACGCGCGGAAGAGTTGAACGAGGCAGTGCATGTGGCCCTGAGCGTTCACGCGCCAGCGCTGAGCCAGCGGAAGCGCGATGCGGTCAGCTCGCACGTAAGGCAACAGATGATCGACAGCCACACGTCGTGCAATGAGCCGAATAGCGCGCCTAATCGGCTCACGGATCCTGCGCAGGGATTCCAAGGTGACGTTGCCGAGTGGATGGCCAAATGCTTCTTGGCGTCGCTCTACAGTGACATGACCGAGCGCGGCGACCGCCTGCTGGAAGAAGTGCTGGAGCTGCTGCAGGCGCACGGCTACCACAGCGCGCGCGTGCCCACCTTGGTCAACTACGTGTTCGGCCGCCCGGTCGGCGAGCCGGCGCAGGAAGTCGGCGGCGTCATGGTCACCCTCGCCGCGTACTGCAGCGTGGCCGGCCTGAGCATGCAGGCCGATGGCCAGGCCGAACTGGACCGCATCAACCAGCCAGAGGTGATGGCGCGGATCAGGGCGAAGCAGGAAGCCAAGAACGCGCTGCACTTCGACACTCCACTGCCGGGTAGCGCCGCCCAGCTCGCGCAGCCCGTGGACCTTCCCTACTCGCTCGATGCCGACCCGGCAGGTATCCGCGCCAGCGTGTGCGACGTAATCACCGGCACGTTGATGGTCGGCGCGCAGGGCCACACGCCGCCGCCGGCTGGTCACTGGGCTGAGCCGTTCTGGAAAGCGGCGCGTGCCGATGCGACCGCGCTGGCCGTGGACCTGACAGCAGTTCGCGCCGCCCTGGATGCTGCGGAAGGGTTGGCCGTCGCCTGCGCGTCGGTCGACTGCTACTCCCGCGAGGAAGTCGCCGCCAGTGGCCGTGCGATGAAGCAGCAGTTTGCCGATGCACGCGCCCTGATCGATAGCCAGGCGGTGCGCAATGGAACGCAGGAGATCCCGTCGTGATCGGTGCATGCGAAGTGCTGAGCCACGAACCATCTATTCCGACGCGTTCGCGGGAACACCACCCTGGCGAGCATGCCTATCGGGACCAGTGGCACCTATTGGTGCGGGCTCAGTGCGGTGACCATTGGGAGCTGGACGATGAAGAACAGCTCGCCGGTCCCCTCGGCAGGATCCTCCACGACATGCCGGTGCTGCTCACCGACCGCTATTCGCGGATCGCGGCAACCTTCATCACCTGGCTGGGCACCAACGTCGGCGGGTCCATCATCTGGCACCTCCGAATGGAGGGCCAGTCCGGCAAGAACCAAATGTTTGATCGCACGGTGCTCAGGAAGTGGCACGAGCAAAACCACCGCCATTCGTTCTGCAACCGCGGCTTCCGGTCGTCCGACTATTTGACCAGCGCTGACTGGAGTAAGCCTACGGTGTGCCGGGACGCGCTGGAGATTGAGGTGTTTGATCACCTGGCCAATTGGCTCGGCTCTGCCGATGGTCGGCTTTTCGTCGCAGCTGCTGAGGCACGTTCTGTCGCATACAGCAAAGGGCTGTCTGCCGAAGATGTGCTGACGATCCAGGCTGGCGGAATGGAGGCGGCTGCCAATGGCTGATGGATTCAACCAAGCCAAGCACACCGCGCGCGTGCTGCTCTCGGAATGCCGCGCACGCCGGTACGGCCTCGGCTTCTGGTTCGTCTTCAACGCCGCACAGCGCGCGCGCATGCGCGCCTCTGCACCTCTGCTGCCGCCGCCGGCCTTGCCGGTCCGCCCGGTTCAACAGGATCTGTTCGCATGACCGTTGCAAGCTTCCCCACCACCCCGGCGGCCGCCGCTGACGTCTGCCAGACATCCTCGCCCGTCGCCGCGGTCGTCACCACCATGCGTCGCCTGGGCGCCGCCGGCGCGCCGATCTCGGCCGACCAGGTCCGCGAGTGGAGCGACACCCTGTTGCAGGAGCTGTATACCCAGCCGCCCGTCCGCTGGGAGTACCGGCACGAGGGCGACTCGCGCCCCGGCTGCTGGATGACCGCGACCCCGGAACACGTCTATCACGCTCGCGTTCGCCGCTGGGTCGTC